TAGTGAGCTACGAAGTATGTGTTCTCATCATCACCAGCCTGTATCTGGGGTTGCCTACATCGGTATCATTGCCGCTAATAAACTTATTGGTCTCAGCAAGTATACCAGAATAGCTCAGTGGTGTGCTAGACGTGGCACACTTCAAGAAGAACTGTGTAATGACATTGCCCGAGAGATTAGCCGGGCCACTGATTCTGACAACGTGGCTGTGTACATACAGGCCACACATGGCTGCTGTGAGAATCGCGGCATCATGGCACATTCGAGTCTAACACAGACCACAGTGCTCAAAGGCGCATTCAAGGAAGACCAAGGTGTCAAGAAAGAATTCTTTGACAATATCAAACTACAACAGGACTTTGCACCACGATGACTGATTTAGAACAAGCAATGCAGGACAAAATTGCTCCCTGGAACTTGGAAGTCTCTGAGTTAACAGATTTTCATGTGGCTGTGTTTCAGGATCGATATCCGGTGACTCATGGTCACTTGTTGTTTGTGCCCAGATACAATACTGTGGGAGTGATCCGGGATTGTTTTGAATCTGCCATGGCCGAAGGCAACCGAATGGTCGCAGCCGGCGAATGTGATGCATTCAACGTGGGCATGAACTCAGGCGCCGCTGCTGGTCAAACTGTGATGTATCCGCATGTGCATTTGATCCCCAGACGCACAGGCGACTGTACAGATCCTGTGGGCGGTGTGCGTGGTGTTATTGCAGGCCAGGCCAACTACAAACAACCCGGCTATCAACAGCCGTCATAAGTAATGATCAAGCGGTCTTGGTGTCATTCCCGCTTTACAAACTCTGCCACCTATGCTATAATCACATAGGAGAAAAACATGGCAAACTCATCAGCCGGCGACTTGATTCGTCACTTGGAAGAAAACTTACAAAACACTAGACCAGTGAACTATAGGTACACCAGCACCAAAGAGTATCACGACTCTTTTCCCTGTGCTTATCGTCAATGGCGTGCCGACAGTCACTGTAATCTAATACACGGCTACAGCTTCAACATGAAGTTTTACTTTGGCACCAATGATCTGGATGCTCGCAACTGGGCTGCTGACTATGGCGGTCTCAAAGAACTCAAAGGTATATTAGAAAGTCAATTTGATCACACCTTGCTGGTGGCCGAAGACGATCCTGAACTGGACTTTTACAAAGAGATGGAACGGCGCAAGTTGGCCAAACTGACCATCCTACCCAAACTGGGCTGTGAAGGTCTAGCTGATCAGCTGTACAAGTATGTGAATGGTGTTTACATTCCTGACATGTGGGGGCAAGCTGAATCCAAACGCCTGTGGTGCTACCGTGTGGAAGTTCGCGAGACACAAAGCAACATGGCGTTTCGTGAAGGACATCGTGAGTGGAATGAAGATTTATTTGAATAAGAGGACATGATGGATTTCAAGTATGATATTGCAATGCTGCTGGCCACCAGGAGCAGAACAGAAAGCCTAGGTCGTAGTATTCGTAGCCTGGTTGAGCAAGCTGAAAATATTGAACGAGTGCAACTTATGTTTGCATTTGATCGAGATGATGAACTTGGTACTGAGTACTTTGCAACTGATCTGCAACCTTGGTTGGATGCAAGAAATATTGCATACACTGCAATGAAGTTTGATCGCATGGGCTATATTGGTCTGCACAAATACAACAACGCCATGGCAGCACAGACCAATGCCAAGTGGTTGTGTATTTGGAATGATGATGCTGTGATGGAAACAGCAGCTTGGGATTCAGTTATCATGAGCTACGATAATCAGTTCAAGCTACTGAGCTATCGTACTCACAATCTACATCCATACAGCATTTTTCCTATTGTGCCGCGAAAATGGTATGATCTACTAGGCTACATCAGTCCACATCCCACACAAGATGGCTGGGTAAGTCAACAGGCATACATGCTGGATATCTACGAGCGTATTGCTGTGGATGTGCTGCACGACAGATATGATCTAACAGGCAACAACAACGACGAAACATTCCAGAATCGTCCCATGCTTGAAGGCAAACCTGATGATCCTAGAGATTTTCACAGCAAACAAATGTTGGAATTGCGACACCGGGACTCGGCTAAACTGGCTACATACATGCGGTCCATTGGGATGAGCACAGTGTTCTTTGAAAATATTTTCAAAGGCACACAAGATCCCTGGGAAAAGCTGGCCAAAAACGACGTTAACAATCTTATGGTTCAGTTTGCCAATCCGCATAGTAAATAATCAATGACACACAAAATTGCCTGGGTACAACCCAATTTCCAACAAGGTCCCAAAGAACTCAATGCTCATTACTTGCCATATTCAGCAGGTGTGATATGGAGTTATGCCATTACAGACCCCGAGATCAAACAAAACTTTGAACTCACTGAGTGGGTGTGGCGTAGAGATGAAGTTGAACCTGTTGTACAACGATTAGCCCAAAATGATATTGTGGCGTTTAGCACCTATGTATGGAATCACAATTACAATTATGAGCTTGCCCGACGAATCAAAGAGATCAACCCTGATATATTAACAGTGTTTGGCGGCCCTGAACCTGCTATCACTGACCCTGATCTGTTTCGTAAAAATCCTTTCATGGATGTGGTGATCACATTTGAAGGTGAGATAACTTTTCGTAAATTACTGCAAGCCTACGAAAGTCGTAGCTTTGCACACATTCCCGGACTGCTGCTAAATCAAGATGGCGAGGCCGTAAACACTGGCGAAGCCAAACGCATTGAAAGTCTTGAAGAAGTGGTCAGCCCATACCTAGCCGGAGTGTTTGATCAGTTGATCGAAGACAACCCTGGCATCATGTGGCAGGGCACACTAGAGACTAGTCGCGGTTGCCCGTTTGCTTGCACATTCTGTGACTGGGGCAGCTTGACCTATAACAAAGTCAAGAAGTTTGAACTGGAGCGTGTGTTTGAAGAACTGGAATGGATGGCCAAGCGTAACTTTGACTTTATCTCTATCACTGACGCCAACTTTGGCATGTTTGCTGAACGCGACAGCTTAATTGCAGACAAGATCATTGAGTGTCAAGAAAAGTACGGATCACCAAGAACATTCAGTGTGGCCTGGGCCAAGAATCAAAAGAAGGAAGTAGTAGACATTGTCAAAAAACTTCTGGATGCACGTGGTTTCAACCAAGGTCTTACACTCAGCGTACAAAGTCTGGATCTTGATGTGCTGGAAAACATTCGTCGCAAAAACATGGAAATGAACAAGCTCAACGAAGTGTTTGAATTGTGTGAACAACGCAACATTCCCACATACACAGAACTGATTCTGGGCCTGCCAGGCGAAAGTCTTGAGTCTTGGAAAAAGAACTTCTGGACCTTGTTTGAAATGGGCAACCATACTGGTCTCACAGTGTTTCAAGCACAGTTGCTGGAAAATGCTGAAATGAATCTGCTGCAAAAGAAACTGTTCAAGATCTCCAGTCAGCCGGTAACCGACTACTTTTCGGGCAGCTACAGCAATGAGCATGTGGAAGAAAGCATTGATATCATTACCGGTACCAAAGACATGCCGTTTGACATCATGCTGGATGCACATGTGTTTAGTTGGTTTATCAACACATTCCACATCAATGGTGTCAGCACACTGTTGAGCCGTTTGATGTTCAAGTACAGCAAAGTGCCTTACAGTGAGTTCTACGATGAACTGTTTGAATTCATGCAACAGGATGAGTGGCTGCATCGTGAGCAAGAAGAAGTTCGCGAATACTATCGCAGTTGGATGACCACGGGCAAAATCAATCATCCCAACATTGGTATTGAAATACACGGGTGGAACCTGATCCACAGAACCATACTAAACATGCATGTGGAAAAACAATACAACGGAATTTTTGACATGCTGGAAAGGTTCATGGCACGATATAATTTGCCTGTGGATCTGTTAAACAGCATCATGAGATTCCAACGTAGATATCTAGTGGCATATGATGCCATGAACACATATCCTGAGAATCTTGAGCTAGATTACAATATCTGGGAATACCTCAGTTTTGATCATGACCTGGTACATGCACCTACTACCTATCAACTGGAGTTTCCAGAAGACAAGACCATGAGCTTTCCCAAGTTCCTGGAACTGTTTTATTTTGCACGGCGACGAAACTTTGGCAAAGCCATGGTAGAACGAATTGGTCAAGACTCAAATGGAGCACGGCGTGGCGACGGTGCTAGTCGGGCCAAAATCACAGTAGAATGACCCGACTGTTTGCATTTGGTTGTAGTTTTACCAACTATCGCTGGAGCACGTGGGCAGACTGTTTGGCACCAGAATTTGATAGTTTTGAGAACTGGGGACAGAGCGGGGCAGGCAACGAATTCATATTTAACAGCGTAATGGAGGCCGATCAGCGCCAGCAATTTGAGCCGCAAGATACTGTGATAGTGTGCTGGACCACTGCCACCCGAGAAGACAGATATGTCAATGAACGTTGGCACACACTGGGAAATATGTTTAGTTGCCCGATATATAACAAAGACTACCTTGCCACACACATTGATGAGCGAGGACTACTAATAAAAACCCTAGCTTACATCAAGGCAGTAAAAACATTGTTGGAAAAACGACAAGTGCAATGGAAGTTTTTATCCATGGATCATTTTGATTCTCTAAATATCTATCAAGATGTAGTTGATTGTATTTTGCCTAGTTATCGAACTGTGCTGTTCAAAGACGGATGGCCCAACAGAAACGGTGACCCTCATCCTAGTCCTGCAGAGCATTTGGCCTATTTGGATAAAGTGTTGCCGGGCTGGGTGACAACACAATCTACTCGTGTTATAATGCAACAAGAAAGTATCAATCTAAATAAAGATCCCCGCAAGTCGGGAATGACAAAGGTAACAAGACTATGAAACTTAAAATTAGCGAACTATTTTATTCTGCACAAGGTGAAGGCCGTTATATTGGTGTACCCAGTGTGTTCTTGAGAACATTCGGATGCAACTTTACCTGTTCAGGATTTGGATGCAAACCCGGCGAGGTCAGCAAAGAGGCTGATGAGGTTGCAAAAACAGTTGAACTGTACAAGACATTTGAAGAACTTCCGCTGGTGAGCACAGGCTGCGATAGCTATGCCAGTTGGCATCCAGACTTCAAACATCTAAGTCCCACATTCACTCCTGAGCAATTGGTAGAAAAAATGGCTGCACTGCTACCAAACGGCAACTGGCAACAGCCCAATGGCAATCCGGTCCACTTGGTTATCACTGGTGGTGAACCATTGCTGGGTTGGCAACGTGCTTATCCAGAACTACTGGACCTGTTGCACGAACGTGGACTACGGCACATCACATTTGAAACCAATGGCACCCAAGATCTCACTAGAGACTTCAGAAACTATCTTGCAAACTGGCACGGCGAAATTACATTTAGTGTAAGTCCCAAGCTATCGGTGTCAGGCGAAACCTGGGCAGATGCCATCAAGCCCAACATTGTGCTTGATTACGAAACTCACGGAGTCACATACTTGAAGTTTGTGGTTGAAAAAGTCACAGACTTTGACGAACTAGATCGTGCGGTTGACGAATATCGCCTGGCAGGATTTGCTGGTCCTGTGTTTGTGATGCCAGTAGGCGGTGTTGTTAGTGTGTATGATGGCAACAGAATTCATGTTGCCGACGAAGCACTCAAACGAGGTTACTGGTATAGTCCACGGCTGCATGTGGACTTGTGGGGAAATGGTTGGGGGAAATAACATGTTTGATTGGTTCAAGAAAAAAGCAAAAGCCAATGTTAGGCCACTGGATTCGGTGCCATGGGGAGACGAAACTCCTGTGCCTAAGGTCAAAGCAGCCAAGTTCAAAGAACCTGACAAAACAGCCAAACAGCTGGCCACAGAAAAAGGTGAGCCTTACATTGCCGTGCTGGGCATTGATGTAGATCCCAACAATCTGCACCAAGGTGCATTTGAATTAGACTGGAATGAGATCTTTGTGAATAGATTGATCAAGGCCGGATACATGCTCAAAAAAGATGATCCAGATTCTGAAATTGTGGACCGGTGGTTTCAAAATGTTTGCAGGCATGTGGTCATGGAAACTTGGGAACAAGAACAAGCCATTATCAAGGGTGCAGGGCAGTATGTAAACACTCGAGACATTGGCAACGGACGCAGCGAAGTATCATGATTTTCAATCACATCAAACAGCTCAAGGCCGACGGCAAAAAGATTGGCATTACCTTCTCCACCTTTGACATGCTGCATGCAGGCCACATTGCCATGCTATCAGAAGCCAAGAACCACTGTGACTATCTCATATGCGGATTACAAACTGATCCCACAATTGACAGACCCAATACCAAGAACAAACCCATACAAAGCATTGTAGAACGACAGATACAATTAGCCGCTTGTCGATATGTTGATGAAGTTGTGGTCTATCAAACCGAACAAGATCTTGTTGACCTCTTGCTAATACTACCACTGGATGTTCGTGTGCTTGGTGTGGAATATCAAGATAAAGAATTTAGTGGCCAACACGAATGCTATCAACGTGACATTGAACTAGTGTTCAATGGAAGAGATCACAGCTTTTCAAGTTCAAGTCTTCGCAAACGTGTGGTAGCTGCCGAAACTGAAAAAACATTACTGGCAAAATGATCTTGTATGTGAATGGTGATAGCCATGCGGCCGCAGCAGAGTGTGTGAATTCTCATGCCTGGGCTCTTGACGACGAAGTGTTCTGGGGACTAGGGCAACAACCGCATCCTGACAACGAACGAGCCAGCTTTGGTTGCGAACTTGCCAACTGGCTATATGCGGTGCTTTACCTAGACGCACAGGCAGGTTGCAGCAACGCTCGCATCATGCGTACCACGCGAGAGTGGATTGCTGCCAATCCTGATGCTGTTCAAGACTGCTTTATGGTAATACAGTGGACTACCTGGGAGCGACAAGAGTGGTGGCACAACGGCAAAGATTATCAAGTCAACGCCAGTGGCATTGATCACGTGCCACCAGAACTGCAAGATCGATACCGTCAATTTGTGCTGGATATAGACTGGCATCAGTGTCGTCAACAAGCACATGACGAAATTTGGGCATTTCATAACGAACTCAAACAGGCTGGAATCCGGCATGTGATGTTCAACGGCAATAACCATTTTGAAGATTTGTCCACACATTACGATTGGGGCACAAGTTACATTGACCCTTACAATGCAACAAAAACGTACGATTTTGTACTAAGACAACAAGGGTTTGTCACAGTTAGACCAGATAGTTGGCATTTTGGGCCTGAAGCTCATTGCTTTTGGGGCGAATATCTGTTACAATACATTAAACACCACCAACTACTAGGCACCAATGAAATACCTGCTAATCGACACGTCTAACATGTTCTTTCGTGCTCGGCATCAAGCACACCGAGCAGCAGACACCTGGACCAAGCTGGGCTTTGCACTGCACTTGACTATCATGAGTGCAAACAAGGTAGCACGTGATCTTGGATGCGACCATGTGGTATTTGCACTGGAAGGTCGCAGCTGGCGCAAAGATCACTACAAGCCCTACAAGGCCAATCGTGCTGAAGCCCGTGGTGCCATGACCGAGACCGAAGCAGACGAAGACAAACTGTTCTGGGAGACCTATGATGAGCTGACCAAGTATTTGTCTACTCGAACAAACTGTAGCGTGATTCGTTGTGCCACTGCTGAAGCAGATGATGTCATTGCAAGATGGATAGCCTTGCACCCACAAGATCAACACACCATTGTCAGCACAGATTCAGATTTTGTGCAGTTGGTGGCACCTAATGTGCAGCTTTACAACGGTGTAAATGATCACTTGTTCAGTGTGGATGGTGTTCGTGATGGCAAGGGCAAGAGCTTGAGTTTTGAAATCAAAAGCAACAGCAAGATCAAAGTGAACAAGCATGATCCTAAATTTGTACTGCCCAAAGACTATCAAAAGTGGGTGCTGTTTTTGAAATGCATGCGTGGCGATCCTGGAGACAATGTGTTCAGTGCATATCCTGGTGTGCGTATCAAGGGCACCAAAAAGGCAGTGGGACTCACCGAAGCATTTGAAGATAGAAACAAAAAAGGCTACGCCTGGAACAATCTCATGCTGCAACGGTGGACCGACCACAATAAAAAAGAGCTGCGGGTATTGGATGAATACGAACGCAACTGTACCTTGATTGATCTCACTGCACAACCGCAAGAGATCAAGGACGTGGTAGATGCTGCTATTCGAGAACAAATAAGCCACAAGGACGTGGGCATGGTTGGTGCGCAGTTCTTGAAATTTTGTGGCAAGTACGAACTGACCAAACTCAGCGATCATGCTGACGCGGTTGGTCGTTGGATGAATCAGACATACCAAGGAACTCTGAATGATATTAGCTAAACCAGTGATTGCAGATCGCTACTGGATCTTGAAAAAAGACAACCACAAGGTTGGTGAAATTGAAGTAGACAACAACGGTGTGGTTGTAAAAATACAAAACACCGTAAAACGCTACACCACTATCAAGATGCTGGGCAGAGAGTCAGGCATTGAGTTTGCTCCGGTTGAGACCAGTACAGTGGTTCACGGCAATCAGGCCTACGGCTACGATACTGGCACCCCGGTATTCAATGTGCTGTGGGATGTCAAACACAAACTACCGTTGTTTACCAAAGAAGACAAAAGCAAGTCTTGGTTTGCAGCCGGATGGTATCGCGTGAAACAACACCGTACATGGAAAACCGTTCAGAATCCCAAACTCATTACCTTGCAACGCTACACATACCAAGGTCCGTTTCACAGCAAAGAAGAAGCAAAATGACCAATCCATTCAGGGACCAAGAAAAGTTTATGCGAGCATGTGATCAGAAAACTGATGCGTATGCAATTTCTCAGTACAAGATGTATTTGAATCTAATAGACGAAGAGCATGCTGAACTCAAACAAGCAATTGCAGACGATGACATGACTGAACAGTTAGATGCCTTGATTGATATCCTGGTGGTCACAATTGGTGCTATTCACAGTGCTGGCTTTGACGGTGAAGGCGCCTGGAAAGAAGTTATGAGCACAAACTTTGCCAAGATTGATCGAGAAACCGGCAAGGTGCGCAAGCGTGAAGACGGCAAGGTACTCAAGCCAGTGGGCTGGAAGTCTCCGGAGTTGAGCGGTTTTTTAAAGAAATAATATACCATGCGACTGGTCCATGATGAATACAACGACTGCTGGGTTTGGGTTGAAGATCACAATGAAGATCTAGAACTCAGTCCGCATTTTGACTACGAAGAAGACGCAATTCAGTGGCGTGATCGAATGAGACAAGAACCAAGCCATGTCAAAAACTCGTGAACAAATTATAACCAGCATGTGCCTTACCTGGCGACATGACTACGGACTAGATCGCCAAGAACATGATGGGCCCGGCGGCTTGATCTCTGCTGGACTAACTGAGCAGGAGCGCAAAGCACTGTGGCAACAAATGGCACAAATTTTTGATAACGATATTGCACCCAACATGACTATAAAGAAACCCGTACCGTACGCACACGATTCCTCTAGAACAGACTGGATTGAACCATGAGCCTGCACATCAATCGCTTTGTTGACAATATCAAGGCACACGAAAGTCGTGGACAAAAAGACTTTATAATGAGCATGCGTGATGCCAAAGATCTACACAGTGACATTACCAAACTGCTGATAACTTTGGAGCAGTTGCACAACAAAAGTGCTCCACAAAAAGACGAAGTGATAACCATAGAACTCACAGGCGGTGGTTTTAAAAGTACCTAGTTTATGTGATAAATAAACGTATGAGCAGACCCAAACCTCAAGTGTTGATTGAGAACACAAACAAGCAGACCTACAAAACTGAGCAGGTGCTGGCCAGCGAGGGTGTATGGGCAGTGTTTTACGATTCGAAGCCTATCAACTTGAAAACTTCAAACATGCTGACACAGTATCCTGGTCCCAAGTATAAAAAAGTATCTTTTTCAAATCCAGGCCATGCCATCAATCTGGCTCGCAAACTCAATACACAATTCAAAACAGACAAGTTCTCTGTGGTATTGCTGACACAGGGAGCCCAAGTGTTCCCCAATGCTGTCTAAACTAGATTATACCAAACACACGCTGTCGCTGTTGCCCGGCGATTATGGCTTGAATTTGGAAATAGCTTTGAAAGATTGGTGGCAAGATATTCGCCCCGTTGGTGGCCTACGTCTGAGTTTGGAAGGTTATCAAGTGTTCAAACAACTGGGTATCGAAAGCTACGAGTTTGATATACCACCTGGTACTACTGCACATGCTGGGCACTTGGTTGCACTGAACAAACATTTGACTCATCCATATTTTATACAACTGGGCAAAAAGCCTCGCCTGGTATTTTTTGACGGTCAAGAAGCCAGCATGTTTGCACTGTATGGGGACATTGTTAAGTTTACCCGGGGCCTAAATAGAGGTTGACCAAAAATCCCAGATCGCTTATACTGTAATTGTAGTAGTTAGTGACCCAGGCAAAAGGAGCTCAAAATGGCAGAAGTCAAACTTTCCACACTGTACAAAGTCACAGTGACAGAATATGACTGTGGTGTGCAACGAGTTGATCCCGAAGACACCAGGTATTTCACCACCCTTGAAGAAGCAGAAGCCTACAAATATCGCCAAGATTGCGGCGGCCCTGAGTGCTACTGGCGTGCTAGCATTGAAAAAGTTGCATAACAGCAACACTTTTTGGGGTAAAAAGTAGTAATTTTGTAGTACTACTTTTCATGTGCAAAAACGGTTGACCAAAAACGCAAGATCGGTTATAATATACACATGAACACAAAAACACTAGCCCGTAAAAAGCGCACCGATCGTACTCATGTGATTTACATGATTGAGTCTGGCGCTGATTTTTACATCGGTGTTACTGCCAAAACCGAAAGCACTGTGAAGAAATCAGTGATTACTCGTTGCCGCAAGCACTTTTACCGCATGCGCTCTGAAGACAAGAGCTGGATGCTGTACGAGACCATGCGTGAGCGTGGTGTTGGTGAATTCACTGTGCGTGTTCTGTCTGTGGTGCGCGGCAAGACCGAAGCCCACAATTTAGAGCGTGGTTTGATCCGCGATATGAAACCCAACCTGAATACCGACACAAGAGGAGTTTGATATGAGCATGCTTAGAGGAGGCAAGACCGGTACCGCACCCGGACTCCTGCAGGACGATTCAAGGGCTCTGTTCCGCTGGTTTGCCAGCAGAATGGATAGCCGTTGGACGCTTCGTAGGGTCTTGACAGGTCTGTAAAACTGTGTTATAATACATCATCACAACAAGGAATCATCATGAAACAAATTATCACTATTCTTGGCTCAATTATGTTTGGTATTGCGGGTCTACTGCTACTGAGCTTCTTGCTGAGTTTGCCTGTGTATCTGCTATGGAACGGTTGCTTGGTTAGCGCTGTTGCAGGTGTCTCTGAAGTGACCTGGTTGCAGGCCTGGGGGCTGACTGTGTTGTGCGGCTTCTTGTTTAAAACCTCCACACATACATCAAGCAAATAATCAAAAGGAATCATCATGGCCGGCAAAGCAAAATCGATTTACTTGACAATCAGCCCCAAGGGCACATTTACCTCTGTGTTTAAAAAAATGTTCTTTGAAGCCAAGAGCTACAACGAATATGTCAAGAGCGAAGAGTTCAAAAAACAGTGGCCTGCTGATCAGTTTGACATTGTAAAAGAAACATACTGATGTACATTGCCAACCACAACAACACCATACAGTTGCCTTGGGAACCGGGCCTGCTAGAATGGTTGCAGGAGACTTATCCTTATTCCAGGTACAAGATTGTGACAATGTGATTTCAAAAAAAACTGCCAGTGGATAAACATTGTTATATACACATACAAGGATACAACATGAATGATATTGACCAAAAAGTAATTGCAATTATTGCCAAAGAGCTTAATCTTAAAAAACTACCGTCACCAACAGACGAACTAGCAAAATTTAATGCTGACAGTCTAGATCGTGCTGAAATTATTTTTAGCTTAGAAGAAGAGTTTGATATCACGCTTAATATTCCAGACAAAGAAACTGCACGTAAAATTTTTACAACAGTGCAGGGTGTCATCGACATGATTACCGAGCAAATGGCAGAGCACAAAGGTTGACATGGAATTTTTACCTGTACTGGAACTGATTGATCGACTGTGCATTGCTCGTATCAAATACGAGCGCACTAAAGGTGCCAACCAGGATGAACTGGATTGGTATGAAGACAAATACAGCCAGCTGGTCAAGACTTTGACCGCAGACCAACGTGAGACTCTGGATCACAACATCCAAGAGATCACTGTGATCCATAACCGGATCTGGGATCTGGAGTGGCAGCTTAAATCCGGTGTGGAGCACCTGTTGCCCCTGGACGAGATCGGTCGCAGAGCCATTGCCATCCGCGACTGGAACAATCGACGCATTACCTACAAGAACTCCATTGCCGAGTTGTTCAGTCTCAAAATGCGCGAGATCAAAACGGATCATCTCAGCGACCCCGAGCAGTTGTTTAAAACTGTTGACACTAAATAACGTTCCTGTTACAATATAGTTTAGGGACTTTAGCTCATGTTGGTTAGAGCAGCGGACTCATAATCCGTTGGTGCTGTGTTCGACTCACAGAAGTCCCACCATGTATCTGGCGTTCGTATAATGGATAATACAGGGGATTTCTACTCCCCTAATAGCAGTTCGATTCTGTTACGCTGGACCAGAATATAAGTAATGGTATGGAGCAAAAATCAAACCTAGTCAAAGGCAAAGACAGTTACGATTCTACATCAACTGGCTCGATGATTCCATTTTTTAATCGCAATGTAACACCTTACCCAACCGAAGCCGGTGGTCACAAGTTTGATCTTGTGCCAGTTACACAGCAAAAAGATCTAATGATCAACCATGCTAGGATGTATGCACAACAAGAGCACGATCGTATCATGGAACTGGTTGCAGTGCTAGAAAAACAAGCACAAGCAATCAAACGTAGATTAGATGTTACAGATGCGGTACATGCCGCAGTGTATCAATTTCAACCTGTTATGGGACAACATTATTGGTTAGTATGGAACAGGCGTAAACAACATACCTTGCTGACCCATAATGGACCCAACGATTGGTCAAGTAGTGCTCCTGAAGATTACGAATACCAAACACAAGTAAAGTACATGGGTGACCATACATGGTTAGAAATTTGAATTAATGTAGAAATTACAACAGAAAAAAATTATCGCGAGTATGGTGAAATAGGTAGACACAAGAGACTTAAAATCTCTCGCTCGAAAGGGCATGCCGGTTCGATTCCGGCTACTCGCACCATGAAAGAACACATGATTAGCTCCAGTCCAGACCGCTACACTTTCCAGAAAGACAAGTACCTCGAGCGTTGTCTCGAAGAAGGCCGAGATCCCGATGATCCAACGATACAGAGCATAATCAAGTTCTACGACGATATCAAGGCCCAGGCCGAACAACATGCCCAGGATCCCGAGTGGCAAAAACACAATCTAGAATTTGATCTGCGTACCGCAGACTGGGTCATTGCTAAGGTTCAAAAAAGCAGAGTGTACGCTCAAAATCTCTATGCTGCCATGTGCAATAACACGTTCCAAAAACAAGAAGTATGGCCCATCCTGAAAGATCAGACCTGGTCATGTTCGTGGCGCTATGCTGGCGGCATTGTGGCTGACATGCGTGGCGAGGGTGACTACATTGACTGGTACTGTAGCGGCATCAGAGGCTATGAAGCCAGCCAGGAACAATCTGAGTGGAACATGCTGACTCCAGAGCAGCAGAAGGCCCACAAGGAAAGCACAGCGTTTGTGAGCGAAAGCGTGGTCACTGATGACGTTCGTGAAGACCTGGCACTCCTGGGCTGGACTGTGTGTCGGGAAGTTGACAGTTCTCGCACATAAATAACTGCATGAAACTCAATGTCAGCATGCAAAATCGTCTCTGGGAAACTCTGGAAGTGCCGGGGCCGGGCTACAATGTAGTAGAGATCCTGGACTCTATACAAAGTGCTCGAGCAGCAGGGCAGATTGCATGGGTGGATTGGGATCAACCTTTACGGCTTGACATTCAAATAGTTGAGTCGTAAAATACAAGTTAAGACTGTATGAAGTAGACAGAAAAGGATTCAAGACGCGGGGGCAGTGCCCGCCAGGTCCACCATAAAACACATTAGCCTGACTGAAACGGGCATCGAGTACGTGGGGCGTGGAAGAAGGTTCGATTCCTTCATACTCAATTTCAGTAGTGTGTTTTATAATGGGCCTGACACAGGATCGATTGGGTCAAGAGTACGGAAATGGACAGTCCGGCAATGTAGAAGCCGTTAGGGTTGGGGATTCCTGGCCGTAGACACAAAAAAAGTAAACGCAAACGACTCACAGTTCGCATTGGCTGCTTGAAAAAGCAACCTAGGGTAGGAAATACCTCGTAACAGAAATCACCAAAAAGGCTACTTTGGTAGCCTTTTTTCTTGACTTTTAAATCAAAGGCATATATACTACACTATGATCACGCAAATGTCACTCACACTCAATCTAATACCAACCAGCTATGAGCTGGCCTATGAGAGCGATTGTCTTCAGGGTCTTTGCCAGTGTAGTTAACAAAAGTACTGCATTCACAAAGACCCGCACACTAGGCGGGTTTTTTTATGGCGCTGGTAGACACAAAATCGCATCAGTGTTATACTAGAGGCTAGTTAGGAACAAAGACAGTTGATAGAAGCTACTTTGTATGTTCGTTAAAAATTCAATTATGGTGTACTCAGATTTGGTTCTGAGCACTATATGTAAGCACAATGCCGAACAGTCAAATTGCCTTGAACAAGCAGATGAGTGTTGTGTTTTCATATAGTGGAGCATTCGTCTATCGGTTAGGACAGTGGGTTTTCAGTCCACTAAGAGCGGTTCGATTCCGCTATGCTCTACCAAGTTTAGGACAGTTGGCCGAGTGGTTGAAGGCGACGGACTGTAAATCCGTTCTGTAAAAAGCGCAGTGGTTCAAATCCATTACTGTCCACCAAATTTAGGTGCGTTCATATAACGGTCATTATCCTGGATTGTCTATCCAGAGACGGGAGTTCGACTCTCCCACGCATCGCCAAGTTTTTGCCCCGGTGACGGAATTGGTATACGTGTTGGTCTTAGAAGCCAAATTTTGGGAGTTCGAGTCTCCCCTGGGGCACCAAGTTTGAGAGTTCGTCTAGAAACCGGTAAATTGTAGTTTGGTCTACAAGCTCTTGATTAGTTTTGTTAGAGTGTTAGCAAGAGAAAGTCACGCTGTCTAGGTTTCTTCGAAGGACCAAAACAGTAGAAGGTGATGGGTTCGACACCCACTAGGTCCATTGAGGCGACTAAACTGGACCGGTATCCCAAGTAACTTACCGACTCCCGCTCGAGCTTGTTAATTCGGGTGAATGGCAGCAATAACGTGGTGCTGCTACTTTAACAAATTCAACGTTCTGTCTAATCAACAGATACTGTGACCCGCAGGATGAGAAGTGCTGTGATAAGCAAGGGTGGTTCTAGTCCTACCGAACTAGCGTTAGCAACACGAGAGCG